TGTTTAAGAGATAGCACCTAGTGTAGTAGTCACGGGATCCGCTGTGCTGCCTTCTTCCGGTAATACTACCCGTTTAAAAATAACTTTCGACAGCTTAACTGTGCGAAGTTTAACTAAGTAATACTTCGTATAGTCGATGTCTAAGAACGTTTCACCCTCAGCGAACGTTGTTGTAACAAGCTCTTTACCTTGTCCCAAGTATTCGTTTAGCTTAGCATTAAACGCATCACGTGGAATCTTAGTTCCCACTTCACCGTCAAAACTGAGCTTGTCAACAGCCGCATCATCCACGAAGAACTCAATCTCTACTTTCGACCGCTTAGGTTGAGGTTGAGGTTGAGGTTGAGGTTGAGGTTGAGGTTGAGGTTGAGGTTGAGGTTGAGGTTGAGGTTGAGGTTGAGGTTGAGGTCTAGGCGTCTCAGGCTCTTTAGGTTTCTCCGGAACAGGAGGACTTGGAGGTGTAGGGTCTTTAGGTACATTACCATTACCATCTTTAGGACACTCTACCCCGACGATACCACCCGTCGGAATCTCACTACCAATCACCGTACTTTCCGGTAAGCAGCAACATTCCACTTCTTCCGCTAGAGCCACGAACTGACCTAATAATGTTTTGTCTTCCAGCTCAAATACGTAGTCACCAGGAATCGTTAAAAATAACATCCCTGAACAACCATCAATCGCTACATCACAACAACGAATACGAAGTGGTTCGCTCAACTGAACAATCGCTGACTTACCCTCGTCTGCACCGCACGCACATCCGCTACCAAACGGCATAACGCCACCGCCCAAATAGACACGGTGGACTAAAATCTTTTTACCGGCAGGCAAAGCGAACGTAGAAATCTTCAACGCTTTGCATTCACCCACCGTAACAACGTGCGTAACCGCATTCGTTGAAAGACTGTCGAAAAGCACTTCGCGATTCGCGTCTTCGGAGCTTGAACTCCGGCTGACGGCGTGTACTTTCTTTCCAGTAATAATACCGCACTTAGACATAATAAACCTTACATGATAAGAAGTAATAGGATCGTAGTAACTGCGCTACCAAGGAAAAAACCACGCCACCACCAGCAGTACCCACACTCAATCTTAAAAAGGTCAGCGATGGGAACGATGACCTTACCCCAGATGAACATCTGGAACTTATTGGCAGCCTTTCTTGCGCTTTTCATAGCTTTTAACCCAATCGTATGTTTTCTTCGCAAGGTCTAAGGCTAACTCATAAGCTTCGTCTTCCGGCCCCTCCGGTTGGAATATATACGGCTGCTTCCAATACAAACGTTGAACGCCACCGAATGTTCCATCTTGAGCAAAGGTCATTCGTCCACCAGCACCGAAATCAACAGTTACGCTTAAGACACCACCGCCGTCATTGACGACTTTACCTGCGCCTTTCAAGATGTCGTGAACAATATCACCCACCTGCATTTTACGGCCGTTTAAACTCATTTTCGCTCTCCAATATAGCGTTGTTAGTTAAATTCTACACGATCTGTATGTTAGTAGCAACTTACTCGAAAATTACCGCTGTGGTGTCTGCGGTGTTTGTGACGTTGCCTCCGTTTGAGGGGTCGGCCCACCTGCGAGCGGTTGTTGTGACGGATCTAGCTCCAACGGTGCTTCGCCCATAATAGACCGTAGCACCTGCTCCGCATTTTCATCCGATAGGTCTAAAGCCTCTAGCACTCGGTCTATCGCTTTATCCAACGTAGCCGGTTGCACTCGACCGGTTTGTCCTAAGCCAATGACAATTTGAGCTGCTTCAATCATGTCGTTTTTCTTCAACTCACGTTCCATTAAGCCACTCGCACCGCGCGCAACGACTTTCGCATCGCCCTTAATCTCTTTCTTCGAATTGAATTTAAGATTAAGCATATAAAGCGACTCAGCAAACGGCGAAATGACGTCCTCATCGAAGTTCGTAATCCCACTCTGCACCCCTTTGAGTGCATTACCATAGAGCATAGACATACCACGGAACGTACGGTTTGCACCCGTCCCTACCGGTTGACCGTGAATACTGGCTGGAATTTGCGTAACAATGTCAGCAAGCGACATGAACCACTGACACACATTACTCAATGCACCCGTGTAGTTAGGGAAATTATGGAACACATAGGCAGGTCGTCCGCCACTTACGGGGTCGGGATCCGTAGGATTCATCGTATAAGGCTCTATCTCACCAACTTTACCGTCTTCTACCCACTGCGCAATACGCGTGAAATCAACTTCACCGATAGGGCCACTTGAGTATTCCATGTTCTTGATCATCCCACGTAAACACGCGTGGAATGCTCTCTCGGTATCACGTATCTTCTGCGCAATACCAAACCCCATAATGCCATTACCCGTTGTCTCGTAGCTCGTAACAAACACAGGACGAATATTAGCATTAGGGTTAGGGTTGATAATCACCTTAAGCGTAAAATGACCTAAAGTATGGATAATACATTCGTAGTACTCATCATCTTCTACCCCCGTAATCCCATATTCTTTAAGGGTCTCACCCTTAACCGCACCGTGGTATTTCAATACTTCAAGTGGAGAGTTGCCATCCCAACTGATGACGCTACCACCCTCCTCCGGATTCGGGCTTAACCAATTCACACTGGTATTACGATTAGCAAAGTGTTCCAATGCTGCCACGACATTCTCTTGAATGTAAGACGGTAAGGACGCCATCTTCATGAGCTGTTGCTTGGAGTAGCGTTTACGGATGATGACGTAAGATCCATCCTGCGCGTTTGTGCTATCAGGCGACCAGAAAAAGTCGAATGGGCTTACGCGGTTGACGGCATAGATGACCTCGTCTTTCGCCTTTAATGAATCTCCATCCCACGCCATCCGTGTTCTCACCTCCGGCACCGGCCCCTCAAGTACGGCGTAAGGGTAAATACAAAAGTCCTGCAAGAACTTCAACACCGCTTTCTTAAAGCCGCCCTCTACGCACTGATCCCACATCTCCGTTTCCATGAGCTTACTCGCCTCTTTCGCCTTGGCAATCATTAGCTCACGGGTAGCATACTTCTCTTTGTCAACGAGTTCCTGCAACTCCGCCCGTGTAGACGGCATCTCACCTTGCCCCCCGAATAGCACGTCTTTTACTCTAACGAGGACTTCTTCCACCATGCTATCGCTAAGCTCCGGCACTGGTGTAGGCTCTACCGCAAACGGTATACCACCACTTCCGAAAATCAAGTCTCTCAGCCACGCATTTAGCGCACTGATTTTCAACTGCGACAAGTTTACGCTCGGCATATTCCCGAACGCTTCCTTAATATCACACGGTATTTCTCCGAAGTACTGCGAGTAGCACCGCTGTAGCACTTCGTCCGCCGTAGCGTCCCCAAAGCTAACTGTGTTACGGTGACGCACTGCTGCGTCGAAATCATGCTTAACACGTCTAGCAAGTTTGTCTTGGATTTCCAACGTCGCATCGCCACGGCTGTCATGCACGCGTTTAGCCAGCCCTAAGTCTTCTTTAATTTTCATACTCTACCCATATACACGCTTAGACGGTGGGCGTCTAAAGTTACGTTGAGGTTGTTGATTATCTGTACCGTGTCTTATCCCGTTACAGAGGTATTGAACTGAGTCGTGGACGTGGCTAAACTCATTTTTTACTGGTTCAGACGAATACACCTGCCCTACCCCTGCAACTTTTAACGGACGGTAATGATACCCTCCGCGGAAGCCTGCGATGATTTTCTCACACCGCTTATCAATGAGCAAACCCTCTCGTCGTTGTAAGAAGCTTATCACACTATCCAACCGAGGTTTGAACTTATTCGTTGGTGCGTTGACGGCTTGGATGCCATACTTGCGTAGCACCTGCACGGGAGTCTCACCGTGGTTACTGTCTCGTGGGTTGGCCGGGTCAGTGAACGCCACCACCTCACATCCCGGATAATGCTGCGCCAAGAATGGGAGTAGAATATCCCGCACGAACGGTACGAACGGTAAGTCCAACGCCAGTAGCTCATGCTTGATATGCAACGTCCCCATCTCGATCTGCGCGAACGTCGCCGCAGGATTAAGACCCGTGGTATCGATCCCCAATATCACCGGTTGCCCTATCACCGGATTAAGTGGGTAAGCACTCACCATGTCTTCTTTCCAATACGCTTGATACACCGGTACACCATCGAAGTTGCTGCCATATTTACCCATAATCTCAGTGTCTATGTAGTGTTTAGGCTTACCGGTCAGCATACGGCGATAGTATTGATAGCCGAACTCACGTCGTTGCTCAAGCGTCCAAGGCACATCATTGACCATCGGTTTCTGGTTCAAATATTCGAGGTTCTCTGCCTCCGGATTATCCAAGTACGTAATGGTACCATCCGGCTCGGTATGCTCGATAAATGGCGCTGGTTGGTGGAAGATCTTCGTCCCCTCGACCTTATTGAGGTCAAGTTTGGCAAGCCAATGGTCTTCCGACGGCGGGTTGCTATCCAAGATTACCCCACTGTACGAACACCCCCCTTTGCCGGTGGCCGGGTCAAGTGTCGGGTAACGACCTACACGCTCCTTACACGTATCGAAAACCTCGAACGCCACCTCACGCGCCTCGTTGATGAAGATCATCGTAAACTCCATCGACTTAAGTTTCTGCACGTCCTGCACGTTCTCCAATGCGATGAAGACGAACTCCATATCAAAGCTCGTACCATCAGGCAGCCCACCGCTAAACCGCGCTGTCATCGGCGCAGTCTGTCTCACCGGCGCGAGTAACGGACTCACCCATTCCTTAAAGGTCTTCACCGTTGTCATTCGAAGATTAGGATATGTTGCCCGCACCAACCCGAACCGTGTCCGTCTCACCCCATCCACCGCTGGAGCTTGCGAGTAGCCACGTAGGAGCAGCTCTTGGATCATCATTACGGATTTCCCCGTCCCTACGCCCGCGATGACCCCACGTACGAATGTGTCGGCATTATGGAACTTCAACGCCGTAGGCGACGGGTTATACATTGGCATGACTATCTGTGTCATCGGTTTTCCTCTTCGCGTATCATCCGGCGTAGCTCTTGTATACGAATCTCCAACCGTTCGATCTCACGTTTGTAATTCTCTACACGCTGCTGAGACTCAGTCTTGTTTCGGTCGTAATAGTACATCTCCGGTAACATATTACTCCTCCTTGTCCTCTACCACGTCGAAGTCCCACGTCGTAAGTAACCCCACCGCGAAGCCACTTAACCCGAAGACCAACCCCACTGCCCACGGCGATGATGTCGCTGTCTCTGAAATGGAGGTGAGTAAGCCGAAGAACAACCCAAACGCCACCCCCACGATCACACTACTCTCAATAGCCTCTTTATTGTCATCACTCATCGACATTAATATCCTCCGGTTTTACGTCAATCACTGTTTCTCTATTCTTGAAAGCCTCCGGCATCCGTAAGCCCCCACCAAAATTCACTACGAGCTGTACCCCTGTGTTTACCGTCGCTTGCTCCGATTTCGTCTTAGCGAGTAGGGCTGGATTCAAGTTCGCCATATTCGCCGCCATCTCAAAAGCTTTCAAAGCATCTTTGTCTTCACCCCGGCTGATAATATCCTCAATCCTAGCGAGACCTTGCTCTGCCACACGACGTGCTTGCAACTGGAACCCGTTCGTCCCGGCCAATGCCGACATCGAACTCTCCACTTCACGGTACACTTCTTGGAAGAGCTTGTTACCCTTTAAGGTCTCAAACTGATAAGCCGTTAAGCCATATTCCGCTAAAATCGACTCCTGCTCGGCAGGGTAAGCGAGTAACTCAATAATGAGACTTCCCCATTTACCAATATGGAAGTTACCATGTAAGGCCGCAGAACCATGCGATATAGGTTTACGATCAAAGTCTATCTCCGCGAGAATACTGGATAGGTCGGGTAAATCACCCTCATTACGATCAACGGGTAGGTCTTGTGTCATACCATCTGTCAAATTCGGCATCGGCGACCTCCTCTAAGCGAACGGTGTCAATCATAAAACGAATAGCGTCTGCTTTCGTTACACCACATCGTTGACAAAACTCCATCAACTTCGTGTGGTATTCCGGCTCAAGTTTTAGCTGTACGGTTTGCATTGCACTACCTTATTATTTGTTAATCTATTTGGTAGTTAGTGTACCATAACATCATTGACAAGCGATAGCGTTCCGTGGAGCATAGCGACGTTTGTTGATTTTTTCATATAAACTTCCCCCCTTATCGTCTCCCATCGATTAGGGGGCTTTTTTATTTTACGGCGGAAAAAAATTTTCGGTAGGCGTCGGTTTACAAAGAGGGGTGGGGGTCGTCCAAAGG